CGCCGTCATTATGACTGCATGTCGCTCGACGAAATAGCTGCGCTCCCTGTTAAAAATCACGCGGCTCCCGATTGCATCCTTTGGTTCTGGGTGACATCCCCGATGCTCGCAGTCGGCGCGCATATCCCGATCATGAAGGCGTGGGGGTTCACGCCGAGCGCGATGGGTTTTGTCTGGATCAAGCTCAACCCGACCGCACCGCGGATGTTCTTTATGGAGCGAGACCTTGCAATGGGAGGTGGATTTACCACCCGAAAAAATGCCGAGTTCTTATTGATCGGCAAACGCGGCCGATCTTTGCGTCGGGATGCCGGAGTGCATGAGGTTATCATTTCGCCCAGACGCCAACATTCTCGAAAACCAGACGAGGCATACGAGCGCATCGAAAGATATTCTGAAGGGCCTCGGCTCGAACTATTCGCCCGCCAGCAACGTTCTGGATGGACTTGTCGTGGCAACGAAACAGAGAAATTCATCGGAGGAGACCTGACATGAGACAAGGCGTGACGTTCGAGGAAATGTTTAAATTGATCGATGCGCGGCTGCGTCTCATGCAGTTGAGCTTAACGCTTTGGTCTTGGCGCGTTCAGGGTGCGTCCGAGGAGAATCTTCGCGACGTGGAACGTGAGTATGGAAAGGCCCTAGACCGCCTCTGGGAGGCCCAGACCCGATGCTTCTGACCTATAAATACAGGATCAAAGATCGATCAGCAAAGAAAACGCTAGTTCGACACGCCTACGCCGCTAACCAAGTGTGGAATTATTGTGTGGCTCAGCAATTGGACACTCAAGACCGTTGGCGGGCTGGCTCTAAGCCTCGTTCATGGGCGACTCAGTTCGAATTGCAAAAAATGTGTAAAGGGGTCGGATCCGAACTGGGAATACAGCAGCAGAGCGTTCAAGAAATATGCCGGGTGTTTACTCAATCACGGGATAAGGCTAAGCGCGCTCCATGTTTCCGCTCAAGCTTCGGGACGCGTCGGGCGTTAGGGTGGATTCCCTTCCAGGCGCAGAGCAGGCAGGTATGCGGCAACACCGTTACCTATCTTGGGAAACGGTTCCGTTTCTGGGAAGGCAATCGCCCCCTTCCGTCAACGGCTAAAGGTGGCGCATTTGTCGAGGATGCGCGCGGCCACTGGTATGTCGTTTTTTACGTAGAAATAGACCATCCGTCGCATGCAATGATCGGGGCGATAGGCATTGACCTCGGCATCAAGGCGTTTGCCTCGTTATCGAACGGTCAGATAATCGAAAATCCGCGGCATGTTAGTAGATTGGCGCATAAACTGGAGATCGCCCAACGCGCTAATAATAAACGAAAGGTAACGGCAATCCACGCCAAGATTAAGAATTGCCGGCGCGATTTTCTTCACAAAGTATCGACAGAACTGGTTCGCAAACACGCGTTCATTGCGGTCGGAAATGTCAATTCAAAACGGCTGGCTAAAACACGGATGGCAAAATCTGTGCTGGATGCAGGCTGGTCGACCTTCCGTGACATGCTGAAATACAAATCAGATCGGTATGTCGAGGTTGACGAAAAATTCACGACCCAAACCTGCTCGTGCTGCGGTTCTGTTGAATCGAGTACGAGGCCGAAAGGTATCGCAGGGCTTGGAATAAGGAGATGGGAATGTTCCGACTGTGGCGCGAGCCATGACCGCGACGTGAACGCGGCCAGGAACATCCTTATCGCCGCGCTGAGTGCTCAGCGTCTCGCTGGAGAGAGCCGGGATGGAGCCGTCGAAAGTCGGCAACTGGATAAGCACAAGAGGCCCAGCAGCGTGTCTCGCCATGCCACGTAGCCTAACCCCAGGACAGAGCCAGAAGCGCGCCGCCTCCCGCCGGAAGGGCGCTCTGGCCCATCTTGACCTCCGCCAGCCAAGCAGCCCCAGGACCGCCGCAGCGGGCCCCACGTCGCACGCCGTGAAGACGGTCGACCCGGAGGCCGCGGCTGCGATTGAGGCATTCCTGGCGAAAAGACGGGGATTGTTGGTTGACGATTCGCCCGATGAGGGATTACAAATGCCAAACGGCCCGCCGGGGGTTATTGGCGGGCCGCTGTAGCAATACCGATGCATTCTTTGCCGGATCATCGGATGAGCGAGATTTAAGGTGCATTGCGCCTTTCGTCAACCGATCATCCATATAATCCGGCAGATATTCATCGGTTCCTGAAAGTTTAGGAACTGTAAATGGTTGATTTTTACGAAAGCCGCGAGTGGCGAAACCTTCGCTATCGCGTGCTTCGGAAACATGGGTGGTTCTGCTGCCTTTGCGGCCACGGCGGCAGCCACAGAAACCCAATTCAGGTCGACCATATCAAGCCGATATCGACCCATCCCGAACTTTCATTGGTCCAGAGCAATCTCCAAGTTTTGTGCCGGGACTGCAATCTCGGAAAGGGTAATAGCGACACGATCGATTGGCGAAAGCCGAGGATTGTTGCATCACCGGAACTCATCGCCAGCGTCCAGAAATGGCTTCCCAAATGAACCCTCCAAAGATGCCGATCCATATCGGGGATTTTCTACGCGACACGGGACATCTACGCGCCGCCGGGAAGGGCGCTTATTTGATGCTTCTATTCCATCATTGGTCGACTGGTTCGCTTCCGGATGACGACGATCAGCTTGCCGCTATTGCATGCATGTCGCCCGCCGAATGGCGGAAAGCTCGTCCGATCATTGAGAAGTTCTTCCAATCTGGATGGCATCATGGGCGTGTCGAAGAAGACTTGGAAAAAGCGAAGCAGAGTTATGAGAAGAGGGCAAAAGCGGGTGAGAAAGGGGGGAGAGCAAAGGCCAAGCAAAGCCCTAGCAATGCTACAGCCCCGCCAGAGCAACCTTTAACCTTAAACCAAGAGAAGAAAGATTATACCGCTGACGCGGTATCGCCGAAGTACCGGTTTGAGGATGGCGTGATCCGCCTCAACCAAAAGGATTTCGATAATTGGGCGAGAGCTTTCAGCTATCTCGATCTCGCTGCCGAGCTTCTTTCGTTGAGCAAGTGGGCTGAGAGCGAGGGGAAAAACTGGTTTTACGCACTCAAGGGCGCGCTCGCCAAACGTAATCGCGAAGTGAAATCCAGCAAAGATAAACTGGCGGAACAGGGAGGCTTCAGGTGGAACGGCGGAATCGAGGGGGTAATTTGATGGCGGAAATCATCGAACTGAAGCCGGGCGAATCTCATCCCGGGCTATACGCGCTGGCCGATCTTCCGCAGCGGGGATCAGTATCAAAGCAGGCATTCGGCGCCGGATGGCACGAGCTCGACCAAATTCTGAAATTCTACCTCGGGCAATTCATCGTCGTGACTGGAATTGCTGGGCACGGCAAATCGACGTTCATGCTGAATGTTCTGCTGAAGCTGGCGCTCGAGAAAAACCTGAAATCGTTTTTGTATGTGCCGGAAAACGAGTCCCATTTGCATGAAAAACTGAAATTGCTCTGGCCTGGCAATGACAAACAATTCGACCATTTCTGCCATTCGCAATGTTTCGTTCAGACCGCCATTCCTGTGATGATGAAAGAACCGCCGCACGATCTGCCGTGGGTTCTTGATCGAGCCTATGAGGCGTGTACGAGGCACAACGTCGAGATCGTGATGATTGACCCGTGGAATGAACTAGACCGCGCCAAGCCGCGCGACATGCTGATGACGGACTACATCGGGGAATGCCTGATGCTAGTGAAGCAGTTTTGTCGGTCGGTCAGCGCGATCGTGGTTATTGTTGCTCATCCGACGAAGGCTATCTCTGCGAACGGTGGGCGCGTCGTGAGTCTCGCTGATATTGAGGGATCAATGAACTGGTTCAATAAGTGCGACAATGGACTTATCGTCGTGCGGGAGGCCGGTGCCAATGCTGCAAAAATTATCAGCGCGAAGGTCCGCGAGATCGGTGCCGGCAAGGTTGGTTCATGTCATTTTACCGTCGATCCGGCGACGGGAATTTACACGCCACAATATGGGAGCGACTCCGATGCCACAGTCTAATCTTGATTGGCAGAAGCGTGAGATATCCGCATTGGCGGATGACGTTGTTCGAATCGAACGAGAGTTGGCGGCGCATGGCATCAACGCGGTTGATGAATTTGATCGCATGGAAGCGATGGATATTATCAACCGAATCGAGCGCAAGATTCTCGCGAACATGCCCACAAAATGAAACTGGCACCGAAGCCGCGGGCGCGGAAGTCTCGCGAGGAATACGCCGAGGAATCGCTGAAGGAGGGGTTCTGATGCCGCCGCTTGCGATTGATCTTTTCTGCGGACTCGGAGGATGGACGGACGGACTTTTGGCCGAAGGCTACGACGTGATCGGGGTCGATATCGAAGAACACGCCTATGGCGACATGCGATACCAAGGGAAGCTTTTGCTCCAAGATGTCACCACGCTGCACGGCTCGCAGTTCAAGGATGCTGCGCTGATCGTCGCCTCGCCGCCCTGCCAAGAGTACAGCTACATGGCGATGCCGTGGTCTCTGGCAAAAGCGAAGGCCGCCGCCATTAGGGCCGACACAACCGGCACCGAACTCGAACAGCTTAACCGGCTGTTCAATGCATGTTTCCGCATCCAGCGCGAAGCCTGCGAAGCGGCGGGGCGGCATATCCCGATGCTAGTCGAGAACGTCCGGGGTGCAATTCCGTGGGTTGGTCGCAGCCGATGGAATTTTGGCAGCTTTCATTTGGGAATTATCCCTTTGACTCCCTTTTGGGGTAGGACGTACTAGATGTTGATGCGAACAAAACCCAAGGCTCTCGACCTGTTTTGCTGCGGCGGCGGGGCTGGTATGGGCTTGCACCAAGCCGGATTTGAGGTCGTGGGCGTCGATATAGACCCGCAGCCCCGCTATCCCTTTGCCTTCATCCAAGCCGACGCGCTGACATACCCGCTCGAAGGCTTCGATTTTATTTGGGCGTCGCCGCCCTGCCAGCGGTTTACAAAGGCTTCCAAACTTCAAGGGAATACGCACCCCGATTTGATTGCGCCTATGAGGGAGCGCCTGACGGCCGCTGGGGTGCCTTGGGCAATCGAGAATGTCCCCGGTGCGCCGTTGCTCAATCCTATTGAGCTTTGCGGGCAGATGTTCGGCCTTGAACTTTATCGGCATCGGCTTTTCGAGTGTTCTTTTCCCGTTGAGGCCCCTCATCACCCCGAGCATCGCCGACCACAGGTCAAAATGGGAAGGCCGCCTAAGCCCGGAGAGATTATCCAGGTCGTAGGGCACTTTTCCAACGTCCCTCAAGGGCAAAAGGCCATGGGCATTGATTGGCTCAGCCAGGACAAATTGCGGGAGGCAATCCCACCCGCCTACGCCAAGTTCATCGGGGCCGCTGCTTTGGCTCATTTGCGTCATCCACAACATGTAGGGGCTAGGGAGTTAAGTATATAATTCCCTTTCATTTGTGGGGTGACGTGCCAGCATTGATGCCGATGACAGTCAAGGCACAGAAATTTAATCCCGATGGCACTGCACATCCGCCCGGATCATGGTTCGCGGTTGCTGATAGTAAAAATCGCGGCGCGAATAGCGGTCAGAAGATTCCCGGATTCCGCTTTGACGGCTCTGGAAAGTCTTTCCAGAGCGCGTCGGTTCAAGAAACTGGTTTCAAAACCAAAGGCATGAATTGGAGCGACCAAACGAAACGCGGGCAGGACTTCACGCGCATTGCAGGACAGCAGGCGATGAGCGGCCTAAAGGCTACGAAAGATGGCCAAGGTGGATACGGCGGAAACTTTGGATGGGACAACACACCACTGCGCCGGGGCAACTCCAAATCCCCCGGACGGAAGATGGCCAGCGCCATGATCGCTAAAATCCCGTTGCCTCTCAGCCGTCATATTGCAGCAACGTTCAGAGAAAAATCATGGTGAAGCGAATCGCGGTTTTGTATCCAGACGCCTCGATCCTGATCATCAGCGGGCAGAAAGGCGAGGCCGCGGCCAAAGTGCAGGCGCGATACGAGTGTGCGGTCTGGAACAAGGGCGAGATGGACCCGGCGAGGCGCGCGATGTTCGGCGAGATCGAGATCGATCTCATGAGTTTCAGGGAGCGGTTCTGATGGTGGCATATAGCTTCAAAGAGCGATTCGTAGCGCCGATTATGATCGGCCTCGGTGGAATGATTGAGCCATGGCAGGGCTTGCGCATCGCCGCTGGCTTGGAAATCAGGCCGAAGCGTCAGACGATCCGCGCCATCGGAAAGCGGCGCCACGCGCGGCCGGGCGAGGTCCTGCAGCTCTACTACGGCATGCGGACGAAGCAGTGCCGGTCGATCGGCGTGGCGAAGTGCACCGCAGTCTATCCGATCAATATCTCGGTTGGAGAGCATTCGTTGATCGTGCAGTTCGACGGTACGACCGTTACGCACGGGCATATTCACAATTTTGCGCGTGCCGATGGTTTCGATCACGGCGAAGACATGCTGGCATTTTGGAAAAAGGAACATGGCGTCGGTCAGTTCCAAGGCGTTCTGATCAGATGGGAGCCAATCCGATGACCATCGACGTGACATTCATCGACAGCGGCCGCGAGCCGGAATGCAAGCCGGACCCGGCATATCCAAACGGGAAGGCTGTCAGCCTGGCCGGCAGCACTGAGGCCAAGGTTTGTACATACAATTTGCCGAAAGCGCCGAGGTGCGGCGTCCTCCAGATCAAATGCCGGAAATGCGGGTTCACGGCGGCGATCACGGTTGCCGGGCGACCGGATGACCCGGCCATCGTGACATTGCCATGCAAGACCAAGGCAATGAACTGAGGGGCTACAGGGCTTGAAATGGCGGCCCGTGGTTCGATTTGGCGGGGAGGGTGGTAGTTCGGGGCCTGGGCAGGTCAAAGCCAGCCAGCGAGGCCCGGAGCGGCGGGGAATGTTCCCCGGCGTCTGTTGTACGAAAGCCGCACTTACCGGCCAGCTCACAAATATCTCGAATACCTGTTGACGGCGGGTTATTTTTACCCCTATATGGGTCCATCGTCACGGGCAGAGAGTTGCCCCACCCAAAGGGAAACGAAAATGACCAAAACCAACGAACAAGCTATCGCAAACGTCGAATCCAAGTTTCCGAACCTGCGCCGCAACAAGGACGGAAGCACCAACGGAAACTCGCTGCACAGTTTGGAAATGGGTGCGCGCCGGACGTTCGCGGCGAATGGTGCCGATTGGAACACTGCTTGCGATATGAGCCGAGCTTTGATGCAAAGATTGAAAGCGGAGGGCTGACCGATGCTGATCCGATCCACCGACCATCAAGTCATCATCGAACTGCTTTGCGGTCCGCAGGACCACAACGAACACTGCAAGGGCTGGTGCTGGGAATTGTATCTGCAGGACGCCAAGCGGGCGACAGATGCATTCTTGGAGGAGCACCGCCAGCAGATCGCCGCGCGCCGCGCAGCTCGGGAGATCGCGTCATGAGGGACTTCCTGATGTCGCTCGCCATCGCGTTCCTCGGAACGATCCTGATCTGCGCGCTGTTGCCGTCATGACCGACAAACTCAAAATCGAGATTTCGGTCCCTAACTTCTTCTTCATTCCGATGAGGGAGGTCGAGATCGAATCGGTCCCGGCGACGGGGCGAACCTATTTCCTGAAGGATAGGCGGATCATCGCGGTTGCGACGCGCTCGTCGGAGAAAGCCTCATGACACATCGCGCCAACGTTCCATGCGGCTCCTGCCGGTTGTGCTGCCGCTCAGACGTTATCATGCTCTTCCCCGACGAAGGCGACATCATTGAAAGTTATGAGCATGCTGTAGTCGAGTTGCCGGAAGGTCGCGGCGCTATCCTCAAGAAGGGCGCTGACGGCAACTGTATATATCTCGGTCCCGATGGCTGTACGATCCATGACCGCGCGCCGCTAATATGCCGCATGTTCGATTGTCGAAGATGGTTTCTTAGCAAGACGCGGAACGATCGCCGCGCGCTGATTAAAGCCGGTATCGCCGACGCTGATATTTTTGAGGCTGGTCGCAAGCGTGTCGCTTCACTCCATCCGACTGAAAGCGCCAAGTCATGACTCTCCCCGGTCCAGAGCTCGAACGCATCCGCAAGGGGTTCGGAATGTCCCGCGTCGAGTTTGCCCGCGAGCTGGGCCTGACCGGAAATCATTCCGGCGCCTACAAGGCAATGACATTTCTCGAGGGCGGGAAGAGGCCGATCAGCCTGCCGATGGCGAAACTGGCGTGGTTGCTCTCGACGCTGCCGGCGCTCCCCGAATGGCCGGATCATCTGAAAGTTTCAAACGATGTATAAACCTGTTTCCGAATCCACGATCCGCAACCTTTCACCGAACCAGCGGGATCTTCTGGTCGACCATATCGATCACGCAGTCGACGTCGTGCTGTCGAACCAGCACCTGTTCAACGCACGCAATGCGCTGATGAAGCTCGGCCTGCTCAAGGGCACCGAGACGATCCGCCCGCGGACCACGGTTCTGACCGAGCGCGGCAGGATGGCAGTCGGCATGATCCTGGGCGAATGCGCCGATGCGTTGGTTCGAGCCGGATTGTTGGAGCAGGAAAACCCGCTGCAGGTTTTGGCGCAATTGAAGCGAGATCGGGTCTTCGTGAAAAATCCGCCGCATCTGTTCGCGGAGAGTTACCCGGTCGCATCGGAAGATTGAAACTATGTCGCGGCGGCTGCGCTGCAAGCATTGGAGGGTAAGATGAAATGGATTGTGGGTATGTTCTTATTGGGGTTTGTAGTGGGACAACTCAGCCAAGATCGTAGCCTGGAATTAGGCGGATACCGTCTTGGCTTTGGCAGCGATGGCTGGGTACTTCAGAGCACCACCGATTGGCATGTTCTAGCACAAGGGTGGTTTCCTTGGCACAAATCGGTATCGGATGCTGCATTGTGTTGCTGGTGCCAACCGAGTGAGGTAGCCCCATGAAACCCCTTCTCGCCTGCGCCATCCTCATCGCAATGACCGCTAGCGCTTCGGCGGAATGCCTTCAATGGGGTAGAACATTGCTCGGGAACGAGCGAGGTTGCATATTGGATGGTGCCGTCAACTATCCGATAATTTCAGAACCGATGCCAATGCTGCCATCACTCGGCATAGGAACCACAACCATAACTTCTATACCATCCTGTCCGAAAGATCGCGAACCCGTCATGCGCAGCAACGGCCATTATGGTTGCGCCCTCAATGTGACGGAGCCAAGACAATGACCAATCCGCCAGTACCAGGAAGCGCGCATGCGCCGACGCCGACGCCGTGGCGTGTCTTTATCAACACAGACGGCACAAGGCTTGTGGGGATCGGAGCCCAAGACGCCGAAGGCATCCTTGATGCTGGCTTTGGCGTTTGGGCTTGGGATGAGCCAGCCGGCATCGCGAACGCCGAACTAGTCGTCGAGGCCGTCAACTCCCACGCCTCCCTTAAAGCCCGGATCGAGGAACTGGAAGCGGCGCTGAAATCGTCAGAGGGCTATCTTCTCAACGCAAAGATTGACCTCGAAACGGGATGCACGAAAGCGACGGCGATCAAAACAATCGAAGGCGGATTGAAGATGATCCGCGCCGCCCTGTCCAAAGGAGACCAGTCATGACCACAAAGCCGAGCGCGGGGGAGTTGGCGTTAGAAGCCGTGCAGATCATTGAGGCACTTCATCTTAAAACGTTTGGTACAGATCGCGTCAACGCCATTCGAGAGTTGGCCGCCCGTTCCGTCCCCTTTGCACCCCAGGTAGCAACGGGGGAGCGGGAGGCGATACCTCGTGAGTTGACCGGCGAGATTGCCTGCATTCTTGAGGATTGTTCGCCACCAGATAAGCAGACACCGGAAGCTGTTGCCGCCTTGATTGAAGGCTACCAGCCGACATGGGATCGAATATTGGCCGCCCTCGCCTCGCAGCAACGTTCCGAGGAGCGAGCAAAGAACAACGAACTGGCGGATCGCTTGGAAGATCGCGCTGAGACTCACGATAAGCAGTGCTTCGGTAGCCCGATGGGGCTTGGGTATTATTCCGGCAATGATGCAAGACTAATGCGCGATGCCGCCGACATCCTCCGTTCCACACCGAGAAGAAGCCTGACTGGTTTCCTTACCCTGTAAAAGACGAGGATGTACGATGAACCACGGCGGATATGTCGTTGTAGCACTCGCAATTATTTTCCTGATTTTGCTGGCTTTCCAGCGAAGAAAGGGAGGTCCGGTATGAACGAGAACAGCGTAGAGATCGCATCATTGGTGCGCCAGATTGTGCTGGATACGCTTGCGAACAGCGTCATGGTCAAGGTGCGCCATGCTTTAGTGCCAAGCGCCGCCCTCGCCTCGCAGCCACGTTCCGAGGGGAGGGAAGAATCATGACCGGATCATCTCCTGTGACTGGAATTGACGCACAAGACATTGTTGAGCGGCTGCGCTCTAGCGAACCGTTGCCAGCATGCCCCTTCGATCGCATCTCGCCTCATTATCTGAAAATGCCAGATGATAAGCCCTGCCCGTTTTGCGGACAGGAGAACACTCTTGAGGGACCGGACAAATGTCGCGGTGCCGACACCAAGATCATGGGCGAAGCTGCCAACGAGATCGAGCGGCTGCGGGGTCTTGCCCAACAACCCATCCGCGCGGCCTTGGAACGGGTATTGCTTGACATTGATTTCATGATTGAGCGCGGCGTCATCCCCGATATTCGAGACGATATTATTTACGTCGAGGCCCGCGCCGCCCTCATCCCCTTCACATCGACCGAAGCGCCTGCTGCTTCCGAGCGTCCGATAGTCTTCGGCCACGAAACCGGCAAGCCGCATGAGGGCGATCAATGCCCTGGTATGCCACACGCGATCTGCCACGCCTGCGGGCTTGGATATCGCTGCATGGACCCCGATTGCCCGAACGATAAACCCAATCCGATGTTTGGTGAAGTATGACACACGAACAGGACGAAGCTGTTTTTTCGGCATATCTCGGCATTTGCGTGCTGAAAACCCTTTGCAGGAAAGCCAAATTGGAGCTTGGCGAGCAGCGATCCGGGGAACTGCTAGTCGAACTTGATACTGCATTTCCCGGATTGTCCGGTCGCGCCGCTCTGCGCGCCCCTGTTTCCTCTTATGACAAGGATTGACGCACAATGGGTAAATCCAAATATGAGGCAGAGGAAGAAATGGCATTTAAGCGCATTTTTGAAAAATATCATATGGCGCGAAAGCGGCGTGAAATGATGTTGCAATGGCGAAAAGACAACCCGCCGCCGACACTTCATGACCGGTTGCCGCCGGTGCCGTCGGACGATGCTCAATCCGTCATTGCGATGCTGTCTCTCACAGGCGAGCTCGGCGGCAAGCGACCGATAGAAAGCTTTGCCGGCTATCTTCGGAGGATTCTGGACTTCGTTGCCGTTCACCAGGAGGCGGTTTGATGTTGTGGCAGTTTATGGCGCTGCTGGCTGTTCATTGGATCGCGGACTTCGTGCTGCAGACGCATTGGCAGGCATCCAACAAGAGCAAGAACGATAAAGCCCTCCTGAAGCACGTCGGCAATTATACGCTGGTCTTCTGTATCGCGACGCCATTGATATTTGGCTGGCCTACATTCGCAATGACCGAATTTGTTGTCGTTAATTTCGTATTTCACCTTGCGACCGATTGGTGCACGAGCAGGATCACGTCGCACCTTTTCAGGAAGCAATTTGAGGCATTCGATCTGGTGATGCCTCCGCCTATCACTGGATCGTTCCAGATGCGTACGGAGTCTCGATTGTTGATGAAGAAGGATTTTAACCCGCACAATTTCTTCGTCGTTCTCGGCCTCGACCAGCTAATCCACCAGGCGACGCTCGCTGCAACCATGATGGTGTTTTTAGGATGACCATCCACCTCCGCTACGGGTTCAAGACTGTGCTGGCCTTTTGGCTTGCGCAGCCTGGATCGCATCGGCATTGGAATAAGAACCGGCACCGTCCGGCTTTACGCCGATAATGTTTCTGGTGTAAATAAACTACATGGCACACCCAGGCGGCAGGCCCAAAGGATCCCCCAATAAGCGCACGGTCCAGAAATTGATTGAGGCATCCCAACAGGTTGCGGCGATCAAGAAGCTCGGACAGAAGAAAGCGACCGAGACGCTGCAGGACCTGATGAACACGGCGATGGGGATGGTGGCGCTGTATCAGCGGCGGATCATGACCGCGGAAGGGCTGCTGCCGGATGCAAAGCCGGACGACGTCGCGAACTTCTGGGAGGCGATGAAGTGCGCCGGGACGTTCTCGAAGGCGCTGGCGCCGTTCCAGGACCCGACGTTCAAGGCGATCTCAGTCTCGATGATGCCGACGCTGCCGCAGCCCGGCGACAACGCCAAGCAGGTCGAGGGCAAGGTGATCAAGATGGACGACCCGAATGCGATCGCGCGGGTTTACCAGCAGATGGTGCGGAGGGTTTCGTGATGATCGGGACAGTGCTTAAATTGAAGGCGTGCCCCTTCTGTAGCTGCAAAGCCGTCGAATTGGAGGAAGCGACGGATGGCAATGGGCTTCTACTCTACGCCCAAGTTGAATGCCCCGCATGTTTAGCGCGCGGTCCTCAAGAAACGGTCATGCAAAACGCGATCAATTTCTGGAATGATTGCGAAGTAGCGGGACGGCGATGAAATGGGACTGGCGAAATCCCGACTATTCCGCCGCCTTTACGCTGCGCATGGCGAACCTCGAGAAGCTGCGTAAACACCCGGAGCGGCTGCCAGCGATCAAAGCCTATTACCGCACCCACCCGGCCGACTTCATCAATGATTGGGGTTTGACTTACGACCCCCGTAATCCGGAGATCAACCAGTCGGCGCTGGTGCCATTCATCCTATTCCCGAAACAGCGGGACTGGATCGATTGGGTGCTCGAGCGGTGGCGCGCGCGCCGCCCCGGCCTGAATGAGAAGTCCCGGGAATGCGGCGTGACCTGGCTGGCGGTCTCGCTATCCTGCACGCTGTGTCTGTTCCACGAAGGCTTGGCGATAGGGTTCGGATCCAGAAAAACGGAATATGTGGACAAAATTGGAACCATGAAGCCGATCCTGCCGAAGGCCCGGCTGTTCATGGAAAACCTGCCGGAGGAGTTCCGGGGCGGTTATGTGCCGTGGCGGGATGCCCCGTTCATGCGGCTGACCTTCCCGGAAACGGGTTCCCTGATCGCAGGCGAGGGCGGGGATGACATCGGGAGAGGGGACCGGACATCTCTGTACTTTTTTGACGAAGCCGCTCATCACCCTCGCCAGGAGCTTGTAGAGGCATCCCTTTCACAAACGACGAACTGCCGCATCGATATGTCCTCGGTGCGCGGCATGAACAATCTGTTCGCCCAGAAGCGGCACGCCGGCAAGATCGACGTTTTCATCTTCGATTGGCATGATGATCCCCGAAAGGACCAAGCCTGGTACGACAAGCAGTGCGAGGACCTAGATGCGGTGGTGGTCGCCCAGGAGATCGACCGGGACTATTCGGCCTCGGTCAAAGGCATTGTGATCCCGGGTGCATGGGTGCGCGCGGCGCTGGATGCCCGGGAGTTCCTCGGGATTGCGCCGCAGGGTGCCAAGGGCATCACCTTCGACGTCGCCGACGAGGGTGAGGATAAGAACGCGGCCGGCCAATTCCGGGGGATCGAGGTGCTGGAAACCGAGGAATGGAGCGGCAAGGGGTCGGATATCTTCGCCTCGACCGAGTACGTGTTCGATCTGTGCGACGAGCTCGGGGTGCGGGAGTTCGATTATGATGCCGACGGCCTCGGCGCCGATGTCCGCGGGGACGCCAGGATCATCAACGAGCGGCGGGCGGTGAACAAGGCTCGACCGATCAAGGCGCGGGGCTTCCGGGGTTCGGAGGGCGTGCACGACCCTGATGGCATCGTCGAGGGCACGATGGGGTCAGAAGGCGACAAGGGCCGGACCAATCAGGACTATTTCGGGAACTGCAAGGCGCAGGGCTGGTGGGCGCTGCGGAAGCGGTTTCAGAAGACCTACCGCTGGGTCCAATTCGTCAAGACCAATGGCGCGGAGGGGACGGCCTGCGGGATCGACGAGATCATTTCGCTCTCGACCAAAACGAATCCGAAGGTGATGCAGCTGGTCGCGGAATTGAGCCAGGTCACCTACCGCCAGAACGAGGCCGGGAAGCTGATCATTGAGAAGAAGCCAAACGGCATGAAATCGCCGAACATGGGCGATACGGTCATGATTCGGTACAGCCCGAAGGAAGCGGAGCCGATCGAGTTCACGGCGGACATGCTGGCGCAGCTGGCGCGCGCCGGGGCGATGGCGAGGAGGCAGTAACAATGGTCGACTTGGTCGAGCGTAAGAAAACCCACGGCGACTTCTCGGTGCATGCGCGGATCACTCAAGGTCTAAAACGGGTGATTAAGGATGATCGTAGTCGATTGCTGGATATCCACAGCGAGGCGATTGATATGATCCTGCACAAGATCGGGCGAATCTGCGCGGGTGATCCGAATGTGCACGATCATTGGGATGATATCGCCGGATATGCCAAGATCACGTCGGAACGCATTCCACCGTCATCGTAGGATTTCTTTATGGGCAAACTGATCCGGTTCCCGCAGGAGCGCTGCCAGCACAGCCTGGACAACTACCGGCCGGAAGGTGCGACGATCCTGATCATGCCGATTGTCCCGCGTAACCTGGCCCTCGCCTACATCAACGCCTTTGCGGCCATGAACTCGGCATTCTTGGATTTCAATGAGCTGCTTTGGTTCCCGCCGTCGGGTTGAAACATTTCGTGATTACGCAGGACTTGCGCATACGCTGGATTAGCGTATGTTGTATCCATGGAAGTGGCGCTGCTGCTTCCCCTCCCAGAGCGGGGCACCTCTGGCGCAACCCGGCAACCTAAAGCCGGGCCAAGTATGAAAAGGGCACTTTCGCCCATTAGGAGCCTTCAAATGGCTAACTATTTTTTCGCCACCGACCTCATCGGCTTTCGCTCTTCAACCCTTCGCGTTCGAGTTACAGAGCGCAGGGATGGACACGTCTGGTGCCGCACTGCTGACCTGCTTGACGCGGGGACGCCGCTGGTCCTTCGGGACAAGCAAGTTCAGGAGGTGGCGCGATGAGTGCCGCTTTCAGGATTCCGCCCTATCCGGAGGCAATAATACATTTGCTCACTGAGCGCGGCCATCAGGTCAGCGTTCGCCAGATTCCGAGCGGGAGTTTGCGTTATCGGATAGATGCTGGCCGTTGGCTTTTAGCCATCGAAATGGACCTGTTTTATGCTCGAACATACGAGAAACGGGCGCCGCACTGCTGACCTGCTTGACGCGGGGACGCCGCTGGTCCTTCGGGACAAGCAAGTTCAGGAGGTGGCGCGATGAGTGCCGCTTTCAGGATTCCGCC